GGGCCATCTGGGTAGTGAGCTCATCGACTTGCGCTTGCAATGACTCCATGGACTTAACGCTTTCCTCAGATTTGACGTCACTCATTTCTAAGTGCTTTTTGTCGTCGTCCTCGGATGCCATTTGTTTCTTTTCGTCCTCTTCAGCAGACATTTTCTTTTCAAAACAGTCAGAGGCGAGGTCTTTTTTCTCGGTCTCATCAGCTGAAAGGTCGACTTTAGCGCCAAGCTTTTTGAAATCGCCTTTGATCTCGGCTTTCAAACGCTTCATTTGGTCCTTCGCAAGGCTCTTTCCGATCTCAGAGAAATCGGTAGCGTCTGCGGAACCGCGTTGACCTGGCTCGATGACCGGCTCACGAGATTCAAAAGAGGCGACAACGGCTTTGATAGCCTCATCTGACAAAGCTGCCAGTTTTTTGATGTCGTGTTTTTTGAACTCGACCGGGGTCATCTTTCCCGACTTCATCAGCTTGACGAGAGTCGCGCCGACTTCGTTTTGCTTCTTGGTCAGTTTGACAGCGGAGCTGGCAACTTTCAGGCTCTTGCCTAAGGTTGTCAGCGATTCATTGATCGAAGAAAGCTTTGCGAGCTTCTCCTTGTTCGCCGATAGGCGCTTCTGAATGCCTGGCATTTTGTTCACTCCTTGTTTTGGTTTCTTTTTCCCTTTACTCAGGAGCATTGCCCCCGGAGCTGCGGGTTCGATAACTGTTGATGTTTCGCCGAGAGTGTTGAACTTCTCGCCGTCTTCCTCGTCAAAGATTCCGACGGATAAATGATAGATCCGACCGTCCTTGACTTGCTTAACCGTGTCTTCACCTAGAAAAGTAATATCGCAAAGCGCACAGGCTACGTTCTTTCCTACCTTTGGGACGTCACGCTTTTCGAACTTCAATTTACCTGTAAGGCGTCCGCGGATCCGGTCATTAGAATCCGAGGCGTGTTGATCCAGGATCGGAGGGAAGGCGCCGACTGGAATCGTTCCACCATATTCGGCCTCGAGCTTTTCAATCTGTTTGTTTTGGGCGTCGACGATAGCCTTGATTCGTTCCTCGTCAAACGCGATGGCTCCGTCAGATGACTCGAAAGAGATCGCTTCACCATCAGGACCGGAGTGCACGAGAATAGCCTGACGAACGATCTTATCCGTCGAGTCTTTCTCCTGAGGCTTATTGTCTAAGACTTCTCCCGAAGCCGCTGACAATCGTTTTAGCATCTATTTTCTCCATCCGGGCGGCAGTGGCGGTACCGACCTGTTTTTTGGATCTCTTGAAGGATCACTCAATAATTTCCTGTTCTCGGGTATATTTGCAAGCGGAATCAGGTGAGACCGGCAGTTATAGTGCAAGGCTGGAGTATTGTCCTGCAGAGCCTTTGTGCCCGGCCTGTAAACTAGACCATGCCTTGCCTTGCAAATCCCCGTCGTCCCTGTGTCTTTTACCGCATCAAACATGAACCCGATAATGTCATCATCTGAATCGAAAAATGCAACCTGAGTCTTACTGAAGTAGTTCGTTGTCTCGGTGCGAAATATCGTCTCGACTCTGGGCTTTGATGAGTTCCAAGTCTCCATCATCTGCTTTTTTGCTTCCCCAGGGTTGATCTCGCCGTCGAGGATCTTCGGTACGACCTGCGCGAACTTCTTCCTCAGCTTTTGAAGATACTGCTTTCTGAGGCTTTCCGTAAGTATCTTGGACCTTTTCATGACCTTGGGCCAATAGCGTTTGTCGCGGAAGAGCTGCTCGAGATTTTTCAGGTTTTTAGGCAGTCCCCACGGTACTTTTGCCAGGTTTTTCTTACCCTTCTGCATATTTTTGGTCGATTGCGTGCATGAATATGCAGTCTCGAGGACGTCCCGGTAGAAATCGTCTGAGGCCGAGAACATGTCGTTAAGACCGGGTTGGACAAAAGCGCCGGTCTTTTCATAGGTAGTCCAGATTTGCTCGACGGCCTTTTTCATAGCCTCTTCCATCTGGTTAACGGCCGAACGTATGACGCGAGCCTGACGGCGCTCAACCATTTCGACTTGTCTTTTTCTCCACTTAACCATTCTAATCCTTAAATTGATCGGGGTGAGTGTTTTAACTCACGTCTTCCGGGCGCCACTCCCGGACGCTCTGGCCTAAGCTACCCGATCAAAATTTCTTTTCCATTATCTCTGTAAATACTCGGGCGGCAGAGTTCAATCCGTCGGCGTGGCCTTTTAGAGCCGCAGATCGAGCCTCGTTCCCTTGACTCATTTCTCTAAGGCTCGCCATCGAATACTGCTGAACGGCGTCGCCTAGAAATCTCATAAATAGGTTTTGGTCCTCGAGGGTCATCGAAAGCATCTCAGTGACCCGTTTTAGGTCCTGTTCCACTTTGACAAGCTTTTCCTCGTTGGTCAGCGGCGCCGGGGATCCATAAAATACTGAAGCTTTGTATGTCTCCATTAGACTTTATAACTCGCCGGAAGCTGTTCCTCTGTGTCGTCCTCATTTTCGCCTGGACCGGCATCGTTGCCCTTTTCCGGCTTCTCCCCCGGTAGAACACCCTCTTTGTCTTGCGCGTCCATTAGAGGGTCTGGCGTCATCATAACAACGGCCTTTTTAGGCTTAAGGTTCATCTTCTCGCGAACTCCGTCCATATCGATTTGGTCCTCTGGACTCATGTAACCGTTGGTCGTGAGGTTCTGATAGATGTTGGCAAGCTTTTCCATTGCTTCCGGGTCAAACTCTTCCACGACGAAATCGCCGTAGCCGTGAGTTTTCCACTGAAGCTCTGGGAAGTTGTAGGCAATGATTTTACGAACGAACTGATCTAGGATCGCCTGCTTGTAGGCCTTGAGCTTCCCGTCGATCATCTGTCGGAAAATCTTGTGATGTTCGGATCCTAGAGCGTAAGAGCCGGATCCGTCACCGCTGCTCATGACCAAAGAAGGAATCAAGAGGCCGCGCATGATCGCCTTGTTGAAATAGTCGATTCCGTCCTTGAAGACATTCATGTCCCCCTGGGATTGGATTGCCTCGATCTCGTAGGTCTCGCCCTTTTTGCCCGGTAGGACGACAAAGGAAGAGTTGTGAAGATTTCGCATTGTGTTCGCTAGGGCTTGATCGGCACGCTGAGATTGAATCTCTCCTTCGATACCGTGACGATTCTCGATGCTCTGTTGAACCGTGTCGTTCGGGGCCGCATACCCGACTAAGAGCGGCGTTCCTTTTCGATCAGCCGCAACGACCCACATCTTGAGGAAGGCGTCCTTCGAGACCCAGTTTTTATAGATCCGTCGGAGCAAGCTTCTTCCGTAGGGGTTGTCAAACTTACCAGTCGAAGACGACCGTAGGTGGATAACCTTGTCCTTAGGAATCTTGACAGTGAGATAAGTAAGATCGGCAGCAATACTAATAGGATAAGGATAGTCACCGATGCTAGCATAAAGATCAGGTCTAAACCCATTGATTTCGCCATTTCGGATGCCGTAGACGTATGAATTAAAGAATGTGTTGTGAAAGCGTTGGTATTGAAAGATTCCATCCGGCAAAACCTCCCCGTGTCTGTTGACCGCGAACACCAAAGTCAATGGAGCGTAGGTGACCAACTTCTTAGGAACGAACGCTGGGCCGCCCATGAAATCAGGATCGTATTTCCACATCTGCTCCGTGACGGAATAACCCGACCACTCAGCCGAAAACATCTCGTCCAGGTTCTCGTGCCAACTGCCTTCCATTTGGGCAAGTGCTTTTCGCACGAACTCTTGGATCTCAGGGACCGGGTGCTTGTAGTCACCGAAGCGGGCGATCAGCGCCAAATTCAAAAAGTCGATACCTGAGCCAATCGTCTCGTCCGTATCGAGCATCCGCTTGTAGGTTTCGACCGATACTGTCGACGGATTGGCGACGAAACGGGAAAGTGAGCCGTAGAGCTGGGGGACCGAAGTCCCCATTTGTACTTGTTCTTGCTCTAGTCTTGTAAGTTCATCATATCTGTTTTTAAGCTCCGCTTTGATATTCGGTGGAACATCGTCCACCCAATCCAACATAGTGCTTTGGGACCGTGGCATTTATATCTCCTAGCAAGCTGGGAAGAGTTTAGGGACAACCGAGATCACGCCCTTCAAAAGGACGATTGTCAACTTCCCGGCGACCGTGATTCTGATTTCAATGTCGCTGTAGACACCGTTCTCTAAATCGGAAAGCTTCATCAGCGCCGTGTCCGCGATCAGCAAAAGGATTCGGAAACGACCGAAAGGCGCGTTCGTGATGACCACTTCCGAAAGCGTTAACTTCTTGTGAATACAGGTGTCGTCCGTTTTCAGGAACAAGCAGTCGATTTCCGTTGCGGCTGTCAGGTTGAATGGATCCCCTGTGACGGCATCGGTCAATGAAATGTCTAGAGACTTGTCCTCGCCTTGAACAACTTCTGGAACAACGACCGCTTCAGCTTCTAGTGCCATAAATTCTCCTATTCAACTATTCCGCTGATGTCGGCTGAGTCGCTGACAACGGCTTTGATTGATCCTGGGACAGCATTCCCGACAAGGCTCGCTGCCAAGTTTTGAAGATCCTGAGTTACTGTTTGAAGAACAAAAGGAAGGTTCCCGCTCGCGATCGCTGTTACGACCTCAATTACGACGTTTGAATCCTTGTACCCGTAGGCATCGTTCGCTCGCACTCCCAAAGTGTAAACCTGTCCGTTGACGAGATAAGTTTGCTGATCGGCCAACAAAAATACACGACCGCTCAGGACTCCGGCTGGGAGATGAACTGCTATGTTTGAGTCCTGAAACAGGACCAAAGGAGAAACCGATCCAAGAGCAATATAAACATGATAGTCGACTGGGTTCTTCGGACTCGTTGCGGCCGCAAATTCAACTTCAATCGAACCGTCTTCGGAAGGCGTCGCATTTGTGATCCCTGCGAAAACAGGCGGCGTCGTATCGACAATGCAATACTCTGGAAGCCGCTGTTTGAATTCTCCTGCGAAGTATTGAGAAGCCATTATGCCTCTTTCCAAGAAATGATAACGTCTTGTGGAATCGCTCCACCCCAACGGTATCGAACTTCTGTCGTGTTGATGACGTTTGGAATGACTCCGAGCGGCGTCCATGGTGATCCATTGGTCGTCGAGAAGTCGAAATCAGCGGCGTCAGCTACCGTGCTCTTCGACAAGATTAGCACCTTGCTAACTTTGTCGCGGGCTTCCATGATCATTTCCGGCACGACCGAGTCGTAAGCCTTGATCAAGCAGAACGCCGTGAAACCTGGGCTCTCGCCATTCTTGGTCGAGTTATCGACTGATCCAACCCAGTTCGGAGAAATCGCCAAATCAAGGTCGTTTCCTAAAAGGATCTGATAGATCTGAGTCGGGATTCCAGACAAAGGAGTCATGACGTTAAAGGTGACTTCGACCTGAGCATATTCATCTACGGCGTAAGCCGAGAGGTCTTCTGCGGTTTGAATCAAGATCCATGTTCCACTCGTGTCTGTATCGAACACAGGGTCATTCTCGGTCGCAGCCGTTCTGTATCTGAAGTTTGCGGTCTCGGTGACGTCGAAAAGCTTTTCAAGTGACTGAATGAACTTTAGCTTCCCTGCGCCAACTTTCGTTACAGGTCCAATGACTTTTGAATAGTTAAAGGTGGCGTCCGATCTCAAGTCGATAGCGAGGAATCCACGCTGCCCGACTGTGTTCATTGTTGCAAACGCCCAGCCGTTAGAGTTGCTCAACCCAGTCAGAGCGAAGCCGCGGAAGTAGTCTTGATCTCTGCCTTTATTCTCGAGGTAAGTACTGATCTGAGCTCCGAAATTATGGCTTATGTTATTGTTGACCCAAGACTTCGCATAGAAGTTGAAAGTCGCGCTGACGTAAACGATCTTCTGGATGCTTTCCATATAGGTCGCATTGACATTCGTGATCGCTGTGTAGTCAGTTCCAGTTCCAAGGTTGTTTACCGTAGAAGATGGGATTGAAGTTATTCCGGCTACGATCTCTGAGATTCGGAAGCAATAAAAGTTTGTCGTCGTGGGGAAGAAAATGACTGGATCGTTAGCATAAGGGCTGTCTTGAATTACAACCGCGTTGATCGCGTCGACCAGCAAAGCGGTTCCGGAATAACCTGTGACGATAACCCCTGTTTTTCTCGGAGCAAGGTAGGCGTTAGTTGTGATTCCAAATGCCCAGCAAAAGCTAGGGGACGCTGCCGTAGTTGCATTGATTGCGGCTCCACCTGGGGTCAGAGAAAGTTCGAATGTATTCGCCGTTAAGTTGGTCGCTCTGACATAGTAAACGACTTGTACGTTCGCTCCGGTCGACTGAGTGAAGCCTCCGGGAACGTCAAAAGTTTGAACGAGAGGAGTGTTCGCGACCAATCCGTGACTTGCAACCGTAAAGGTTGGCGATGCCGGTACTGTCGGAGCCGTGGAGACGAAGGTCGTAACTGTCGGAGCAACAGTTTTATCGAAGCCGTAAATCGATAGACTGGCAGCCGATCCCTTAAATGCGAATAGATCATTGTTTCTAGTGGCTCCACCGATCAGCGTGGTGTTGTTGTGAGCCGATCCCATTGCCGTAGGATCTTGAAGGAAGTAAGTCCCCTTCGCGTTATTCGTGATCTGCATAAAGAACTGTACTGGAGTGATGTTAAAAGTAAAGTCGGCCAGGTCGACCTTGTTGACCAAGAAATCGCCGCCGTTGATGACGGTCGTTGCCGCCACAGTTCCGAAATAGATCTTCCAGCCTGTCGTCCCTGGGTCCTCAACTCGAATATAACGGATCGTGTGCGTCGTGGTTCCACCCTGATTCGGGATGGTGACAAGAATACGACCGACAACTGTGTATTGACCCGTAGCGAAATTGAATGTGGAAAGAACGACTGAGGCAACACCGCCGACGACCGTCGACAAAGTGAAGCGTCTTCCGTTATCCGTCGTGACATCAACCCCGGAAAGAAGAGGAGGGGTCGCGAACGGAGTCGCCAAATCAACGAACTTCGTCAGCCCTGGGCCCAAGCAGTTCTTGCCGTCGATCGGTTTGGAGTAAGCTCGACCAAAGAGGCTCGTCAGATTCTTGTCGTACCCGACGTTTGTTGTGCTTGAAAGCATTTCTATTACTGACATTGCTTACGCTCCTGGTATGTATTTTTCGATGTCCTGAACTGGCGCCGTTAAAATCGTATTTGCCCTTGGCGCGGTTATCAAGGTCAAGGCTACAAGATTCTGTACACCCGTGATGGTGTCAATTCTTTTCAAATCCACAAAAGTCGCCACCGATTGCTTGCGAAGGTTCGCCTTCATGACCGGAGCAAAAGGGTGTGCGCTGGCCGCGAAGGACTCGATGGTCGCCAGCTCCGTGTCGGTGAACCGATTTAGGAAAGCCAATTTGGTGATGAGAGCTGGTACGGTATAGCCTTCTGGAATGACGATCTTGACGCCGTCGAACGCCCATCCGACTTCGGGAAACGGAAGCATATCTGTCACGTCCAGGTAAGTCTGAGCGGTTCTACCGAGTTCGGTTAGCTTTTCCTCTGAAGGGTCCGTGAGGATCTCGGAGATCGCGAACTCGTTAATGACGGCAATTTTCATCTATTCTACCCCAGGTTGTAAGAAGTCACTTGCCTGAAGAACTTGGACGCCAACCAGAAGTCATCCGGCTGTACAGTGGGCTCCCCAAGAATCTCTCTCAAAGTGAATTGTTGCTCGAAGCCGGGGTCCATTGCAATAAAGAAAGCCCGAACGAACTTAGAACAATACCATGCGCTAGATCCAGCTAGACCGAAGCCGTAGTCATATGGCTCGCCAAGGTTCTCGATCATAAAGTGAACCCCACGGTCCAGCTCGCACTTCGCATACTTCTTAAGCGGTCGGACGAGCCCGATCTTGTCCTTCTTGAAGAAAAACTCCTCGAGCGTGACTCTTCTGGTGCCGTGAGTCGTGGATTCGTAGACCCAACCTTGGTGATAGACGCCGACGTGCTTGAAAGTCCCAGGGATGAAGTAGTTCGAAAGCTCCCAGCCGACGTATGAAACCAAAAGGTCTCCGTCTTCGAGGCGTTGCTTAAGGTCAAGGAATTGAGCCGTCGTGGTCTCGCACTCGGGCCTGGAGATTTTCGCGATCAGCTTTCCAGCGGGGATCGCTATGTTCATGAGCAGTCTTCGGATGTATGCGATCATTTATGCTTTGTCCAGCATCGAGCCGATGTTTCCGGGGTGAATAATGAACACGCCATTTCCTCGCTGTTGAGCTACCTTCGGAGGCAAATCGTCTACTTCAAATTCAACTGTAGTGCGACCATGATTGTCGATAGCGGTAACTTTTCCGACGGCACCCTTGTTGATCAAAGGATTTGTTTTGTTTCTTACCCGAACCCCGACTTTAACCCAATTAAGTTTATGAATCGCTAGAATGTCGTCGCCTTCAGAAAGCTTCTTTTTCGAAAAAGCTCTTTCTATTGCATTAGCTCCGTGTCTCGCCTCTAAAATACCCATGACCAACGTCATTTTGTCTTCACCATCAACCGATGAAACTCTGTGATGCCTTTGGAACTCAACTTTTAGTGCCTGCATCGACATAGATTTGAGAGCGGCGTAGTCCTGTAAGACTCTCTCTTCGATAGAAATTAGTCGCTTCATCTTCTTTTCGACTTCTTTGTCAAATGAATCTGGTCCCATAAGTCTCCTTGGGTCTGTTAGGTGCTTGTCAAAGGCCGCGTTGTCCGACGGCCCGTCCTTATCAGCACTCATTTTTGCGCCTGGGAACTGCTGGTCATATCCCTTGATGCGGCACTCTAGCTCGTGAGTGATGAGGTCAATGTCTGAAGTGGAATCGGAAGAATCGGTCAATGTGGGCCGCGCACCGAATGGGCGATCCTTCTTGTCGATTGGAGGACTGGAGTCCCCCGTCCCTGGAGGCGAGAAGTCTTCCCTGAATACGTCCAGTCGCTTCAATTGTTTCTCATTGCGCTCGCGAATGGAAGCTGTATTTGCGCCGGCGAATCCGGATGATAGTTTTTTAGACATTGATTCTTGCCCGACCGTCTTTAACTTGCATGACTGCGGTCTTAATAGCTTCTTGGGCGTCAACTGCTTGGATAGCTTTTGAGTATTTCCCGTCAATAGTGATGTCCCACCACATTCCACCGGTGTTTTTTACGACTACGACCTTCCCGTCTGCGTTACCTTTCGCTGACTCGGAAAGTCTTTTCATTCCAACTTCGACTGCTTTATTGAGTTTCTTTAGATCCATGATTTCTCCTTTATGCTAGTGATCGGACGAAGGCGCGACCGGCGGCCATCGCTTCGGATTCTGTTTCGGCCTTTATCGGTAGCTCCTCGCCGTCGACTTTGACGGTCCAGAATTTACCCTTGTCTACAGGCTCGATCAAATGGCCCATGAACCTCTGGGGCATAGCCATTCTCTTCTCTACTTCTTTCGATAGCCGTTTGAGATCCATGATTTCCTCCAAAACTAAAAGATAATACCTGATCCATGGCCTGTCATTGGCAAATGTAACGGGCCCGCTTTTCGTAGTTCGTCTAGCGCCTGAGTTGCGGCATCTACCTGATCGTCATTTGTAGCGGTCGGAAAAGCCAGAAGTTCATGCACAAAATCTTTTACCCAGGGCTGAAGGCCGGGATCCGGGAGGTAGACATTCCCGCTTTCAAACTCAAGAGCTACCGCGTTAAGGCGGGCGAGCTTGTCACCTCGGGGTTCGATCTCGACCAATCCTGTGACCATCTTATTGAGGGTCTGCACGACTGCGGGGCCGTTCGCCTTGGACTCAACGAGCTTCTTATGGGCTAGGGGATAGCGTCGGGTCAGTTCCAATAGCTTCTGACAGGCCTCCGGAAAATTGAATCGCCCGCGTATTTGGCCGAGAAGGTATTTGTCTACGCCTTTTCGTCCCCATACCTGGCCCACTGTAAAGTCGGATCCTGATTTGTCCTTTACAGCGAAATCCCATGACTGAATAATCTGATCGAATCTGTCAGGCGCCGATGCGTAATATTTAAGCCAAGCGGCCTTAATCACGTTCCCGCCATCTGATACGGGCTTCTGCTGATAGAGCGCCGACCATTCGCGGGATCCGATTGAAGCTTTAAGGGTCATCATGTTGGGGGTGCTAAACTTGCTTTCCCATATTGATTCACCTAATCCGCGGGGATCTTCCTCGTTGTGAAGGTCTTCTCTGATGGCCGGTAGGTCGACGACGGTCCATTGGTCCGCATTTGGGTCAGACTGCGCGAGTTTAAGGAGTCGGCCCGCTAGGTCGTCGTCATGCCATCGCGTCATGGTGATAAGAATAGAGCCAACGCCCTCTAACCTGGTTCGCAAGGTAGATGCATAGAACTTCCATATATTCTCTCTGGTCGTAAATGAGTCAGCGTCTTCCCTGTTCTTGATTGGATCGTCGATTAGGATGAGGTTCGCACCTCGGCCCGTAAAGGACCCTCCGACCCCGGATGACTTGAAGGATCCTGTATGCCAGTGCCAAAGCTTATCGGTTGGATCCTGATAGGGGACAATCTCATGCTCATTCTTTGAGCGGGCGTAGCTGGTCTTTTTGCCTTCGCCGGTAATCCGAACCTTTGGGAAAATCCGCTGATAGCTAGGCCGGTCCATAATCCTTTGAATATCGACGGTCATATCCCCCGCCAGATCCCCATTGTATGTCGCCATCATAATCTCGTCGTTTGGGTAGACCCCATGCCAAAGTGCCGGCAGGCGCCTAGACGTGAGCTCACTCTTCCCGATTCGAGGCGGGAGAAATAGCATTAAGCGCCGGATCTCTTTTTTAACGAATTTGTCCAGGTACTTGCACATCAGCTTATGATGCCAGTTGATCTCGTACTCCTCGAAGGTCAGTTTAGTGAACGGCAAGACCCGACCGTTCCGCGCTTGCTGCAACAGAATGTCGTCGATCTCGTTCCCTATCTTCAATAGGTCTTGGTCAGTCTTCTTCTGCAATGGCATCTTTGAGGTTCTTGATTCTTTCTACGAGCGCCTCTCGTGGAATGTCCTTCTCGATCTTAATCGCGCCGCCATCGGCACCCGTGATCTCGACCTTTGATTTGGTCTCAAATCCGTCCTCTTGGGAATGGCACCAGAATTGGAGCGCCCGCATATCCGGATTGATCTCCTTCTTGATAACCTGGACGTCTCGACTGATCTGTCTTCCGTTCTCGTCCACCTTAATGATTACCTGCTCGACCTCTCGCTCTTTCTTGGTCGCCATTTCATAGAGTCGATCTCGAACCTTAAGGCTAGCTTTAGACCGACCATCCTCGACGGCGTGACGTGCAGCGTCTTGATAACTAAGAATCTCGTCGAGTCCGTCCTTTGTGGTTTTGAGCAGGGATCCTATTTGTTGCATGGGTAATCTGATACTCGAGCAGTAATGGAGAAGCTCTAGCTCCTTAGCATCGAGCATTCTTTTCTTCGGCGGGTTTTTCTTTCTGTGATGGCTCATTGTTTCTCCGATACCTTATTTCGTCTTATTCGTTTATTTCGTATTTAGAAGGTCTCAAACTCTTCCCCACAATGGGGGCAGGTTAGTTTTTGAATGGCCTTTTTTCGGTCGTTTACGATCTTTTCGAATTTGGAGTCGTTAATCAGCTGATTGCGCTCCATCATATCCGCTGAAATGCTCTTAACCTCAATGTTTACAGGCTTGATCTTGATCGACAAGTCCGGGAAATGGATCTCGAACTTGGAAAGCCCGGTGTATCGACGGAGTTCTGCGATCAACTCCTCGTTCTTCCACTTGGCTTTTTCGTTGGTTTTGTTGTCGATGACCCGGTATCCATGGGCCTGATCCTGTGACATATCCGAAACGATGACGTCAGCCGTTTCCACGCCCAACTGGATTAAAGCCTTGTGCCTTGTGTGACCGGCAATAATGACGTTTTGAGAGTCGACTATGATCGGCTGGGTATAACCAAACTCCTTGATTGATTCAATGACGCCAGGCACCGCGTCTTCATTGTCTCGGGGGTTTCTCCAGTATGGAATGATC